TGTTACAAATTTGCCATCGCTTGCTCTATATTGAATCATTGAACCATCTTCTAAAGTTGTAGTATCAACATCTCCTAATAAAGCTAATTTTAATTGGGTGTTTTGAGCGGCCTGACCTGATGGTAAAGTTACCGAAACGGCTTGTGGACCAGATTGTGTATTTACATTTATTTTTGCTGTAATATCAGGCATTCTCTCTCCCTTTTATCTTATATTTATAACAAAGAGAAGTTGATTTAAGTAGTAACTTGAGGTCTTACAGTAATTAATCCTTCAATAACTCGGGTTACTTCTGAACCCTTTGTTATTTCAAGGTCGTAAACATATCTTTCAGCGTCAAGAGCTGCTGTTTGAGCAGACGTTAATGATAAGGTAACCGTGCCTGTAGCAGGATTACTTGGTAATGTAGTGGTGATTGTCGTCCTTGTTCGTGTGGAAGCAAAGCCCTTTGCCATCTTAGCTTGTGCCGTATAACCAGTTAGGTCAAACGGTTGAGCATTAGCGTCCTTTACAGTTACGTCGGAAGTAAAGGTTGCGCCTTGGTCTATCGTTAGGTTAGCTATAGCTGCCATTTATTTTTTCTCGGATTCTGGTACTTCTTTTTTAATCAATTTGACTATTTTATCGTTATAATGCTTAGTTAAAACATCTATCTTTTCAATCTCTATCAAATGTCTAGTCTTGCTTACTTGAATTTCTTGTCTTACTGCTATGTAATTTTGTAATTCAGGACTAAACTTTTGTTCATCATACTCTTTTCCGTCAATTGTTATCATACAATATCTCCATTTAATTTATTCATATTACTATTTATAATAGTTTTTCTATGTCTTTTGTACCGTTTAAAGTAAACATTAGCGCAATCCTTGGCTCTTTGCTCATATTAATAACTGCGTGTTTATAGCCAATATTTAAAAAGGTAGCAGTACCATCTGTCAAAGTATATGCTTCAATTTTATTATTTCTTTTGAATAAATTAACTACATTTTCATTACCATAAATTGGTATAATACATCTAACACCATAATTGACATTATAATCTACGTGCCAAGGTATCATTTTACCAGGTGCTAATTTCGTTATTCTAATCCTACTTGCTGGAGATTTTAATTGAGTTACAACTTCCTCAAAATAACTACCTGTATAATCTTCGGTAGGCACATTATATAAGTGTTCTTCTTTTCGTCTTAATCTTTCTGCTATGCTAGTCGTATGTGGTAATATTTCACTTGGTGTTGTAAGATTAATTTGTTCAAAATTATCATAAACATTTTTTACTAACTCCATATGATTATCACACAACATAGGATTTGCTGTACGAACATCAACAAATTTATCTGCTAACTTATCAGTTTCTTTTCTCAATCTATCAAGGTCTATATTTAACCCTAAATCTGCTACCGTGGGTAGATTATGTTTACTTAATTTGTCCATTGTGTTCTCTTTCTATAATAAATTTAGATTTAGGTTCCCATTTAAAATTATCATCTTGTAATCTTATACTATAAACATATTGTAATACTTTACCACTATCAAATAAAAACTTTCTTTCTAATTGTAATCTATTCCACCACTCTCCTTTTGTGTATTGTTCAAATGCCTTATCGGTCATTTTCTTTTTTCTTTGATATAAACTATTTATTGCTCTACTTTTTATATCGTGTGTAATATATAGTATTTGGTAACCCTTTTCTCTTGCCCATTTAATTTGATGTTCAGCCATAATCAAACCACAATGGGTATGTCTATATTCTTTTAGAATATGATAACGACAAATTCTTAATGCAATATCTGAATCGTTTGTATAATGTGATTTTTCACCAGCAGATATTGATATTAAATTATCATCTTTAAAACACATCCAAGTTTCAATATCAGGATTATCTGGATTATATTTCTTATAAGTTAGACTATCATTACCTTCCTCAAAAGTCTGCAATCTAAATTCTTCTATAAGGGGTCTATACTTATTAGGGTCTTCTGAATATCTTTTAACTATTATCATATATGTGCTATTAATCTTCTACCACAAAATATTTCTGCTTCAACAATTGTTTGTTCTTTAAATTTATATTGTTGCATATCATTAGTAATAGATTTTAATTTTAATTTTTCTTCATAATATTTTTGCGTATGATAAGGTTCTTGTATAACAGCATTTGTACAATTATAATAATTCATTATATTTGTAAACATCTTATAATGGTCTTTCTCATATAATAAAACACCACTAAAGATAACACAATCAACATTAAAACCAACTTGGTGCAATTCTGCCCAATCTCTAATTTCATATTCAATATTGTTTTCGTTTATCCATCTTTTTTGAGCATACTCTATCGGTTCAGGTGAAGTATCAAAACCATAGTATTGATAATCTTTATAACCTTTTTCATATAAAAAATCATTGATTGGTCCGTGTCTGCAACCTATATCAACTAAACCTTTATAATTATTTTTAATAATTATTTCTGCTTGTTTTTCAAATATAGGTCTTGCTTGTAGAGTGTCAAGGTATGACATATCTCTCAACCCATATTTTCTATGCATTGGTATTTCACCAGTTTTAGTTGTAATTGTGGGCCACGGTATAGATTTTTTTGAAATCACTTGCTATCCTCCATAATAGTCTATTGTTATCCATCACAGGTGTTCTACGGTGTAGACTTGTAAATTGATCCATTAAAAGTAAATCACCTTCTTTAAATATGTGATGATATTGATATTGAGATTTAAATATCTTTGGCATTAATTTTTTAATCATTTCTTCGTGGTCAATTTGTTTCTTGCCTTCCCACGCTCTTATAATAAAATGATATGGAAAGTAAAAGTATTCTTTACCTGTATGTGGATGTTTACCAATTAATTTACGAATACTACCTTTATTCTTACTCATAAATTCTAATTCAGGATCGCCTTCTTCTAAATTATATATTGTATTATTCTTAAATTTCAATCTAATTGTTATAGACCTATAATATTCTTTTTCTTCATCTGACATATCTTCAAATGGTAATTGAGTATTACAAACACTTAAAGTTGTATTAATATCTTCTTTTATACAATACAAACCTATTAATATCTTATCAATTAAATGCCTAGAGTTTCCGTTTGAGTGCCAACCTAATTCTGTATCACCAAACATACCAATTTTTTTACCATCTTTATCTCTCTTACCTGTAACTAAAAATATTTCTGGATACTCTTTTGGATTCATAAACAAATCAGGCGCTTCACACTCACCAAATCTTTTCATAGTACTAATATATTCTGATTCATTTAATTTTTGATTATAAAATACTGCGACACCTTGTTTATGGATACCTTTAGCAATTGCTAATAAATTTTCATTATCCATTTCTTTAATTTGAATATCTACTTTATCTGGACGTATCATAATATATTTTCTACCTTTCTTTTGAATTGTTGAAAACTAACATCTTTTGGAATATTATTCCATCTAGTAATCCAAGCACATCTAGGTGCTTCTGTAACTACCACCCTATGCATTGTTGTAGTTTGTATTAATAATGGTTTATCTACTACAATATGACCTATCTTTCTATCACTTAAAAACTTTTCAAACTCTGGTGTATATTGACCCATTTCTTTTTGTACTTTAAATTCGTGATAGTATGCATAACCGTGAGCGTTCTTTTCAGGTAAATAAACTTCTTCATCTTTTGTTTCATAATAATCTATACGTGAACCACCTAATACTGGAATTACTATATTATAACCATTAGGATGTTCAGTATCTAAATCAATATCAGTATGCGGAAATACATCTTTCTTTGTACTATTTGCTGTATTAAATCCTGTTGAACGAAACTGATAGTGTGGATGTACTTTTCTATGTTGCGATAATATAGGATCAAATATTTTTTCATAACCTGTAGGTTTACCTGTCATATTATATTCTAACGAATAACTTTCAAATGGTGTTTTGCCAAACACATTAAAGTCTTTACCAACTCTATCACTTTTAACTTTCTCATACAAAGAAAGTAATAGACCTCTATCAACTTTAATATCAAGATATTCTGCAACACCTTTTATCATATTTCTTGCAATACTCCTTCTATAAAAGGATTTTTAAATTCTTTTACAATCTTACCTTCTTCTATTAAATATGCATATCTACTACACCTTACACCAAAACTATCTCCCCAATCTTCATCTTTTTTTATTCTTTTTGTAAATACTGCTAAAGGGTCTGATACACTATCAATATCTTTGTGACCGTGTTGTTTGTTCCAAACGTCCATAACTATTGGATCATTTACTCCAACAAAAACAACTTTATCAATACCCTTTTCTTTTAGATAATCTAAAGCGTTTGCAAATCCTGGTAAATGTTTTTTTGTACAACCATCTGTAAATGCACCAGGTATTCCACACATTATAGTTTTACTATTTGTTAATTCATAAGGTACAAACTTTTTGTCTTTATAGATATAAAGACCTTTACAATCTATTTTTTCCATTTGTCATTCCATTCTTTATATTTTGCTTTCCAACCACTAACTTCATCTTCCATATCTTTTCTCAAAATTTCTTTACACTCTTTTTCAACAAACTTATAATTATCAGGTAGAAGATGATTCCAACAATCATTTTTTACAAACATTTTTTTAACTCTACCACCAAGTTTCTCTAATATATCTTTTGTCATTTCAAAATGTCTATCACCAGCACCTTTATAAGAAGGTGTAAAAGAAATAACATAAATTGGTTTATTTGATATTGAATATTTTTGTCCTAAACTTGCGTTATAATATCCTTTTACAACTAACCAATCTAATAAATTTTTAAAACCTACTGAATAATGACCTGTATATTCAGGCACAGAAAATACTAGTATATCACTTTTATCCAATATGTTATCTAATTCTTCTACTTCTTTTGGTATTTCACCATCAGGTTTATTAGAATCACAAATAGGTAAATCCATTTTAATTATATTAGAAAACTTTATATAATGATCCATTAACAATAGACCTCTATAACTCATAGAGTTTTCACTATAACTAAATGATACTGCTGTTATTTTCATATTTTTACCTTTGAGTAATCAAATGCTGTCCTCCACAACATTCTATTTTTATCTTTTATAGGTGACCGTCTATGTATTGTATGTAATTGATCCATTAAAAGTAAATCACCAACTTTAAAAACGTGATGATATTGATACTTTGATTTTATCACATCATCCCATAATGTTTTGTAAAACGTTTCAAAGTCTTCTATTTCTTTTCCATCTTTAGTAAATGCTTTAACTATATATGGCACCATAAAATATATATATTCTCTTCCATCAAAAGGGTGTATACCTACTAAAGGTCTTCTATCAACATTTTCTTTATAATGTTCTTGACCAACTCTAAATGTATCTTCTGCTACACCTTTATAATCGCTATCATCTGGCCATAGTTTAGCACGAGGACCAGAATTGTCTAATCTAATATCTATATTACGATAATAATTTTTCTTTTCTTCCGATAAACTAGCAAACGCACTACAATTATTGTTTATTGAAAGAACAGTATCAATACACTCATTAACACAATATAATCCTACACATATCTCTTTAAAATTATGTCTACCTGTACCATTAGCGTGCCATAGTAATTCTGTATCTCCAAATAAATAGTTTTTACCCACATAACTTAATCTTTGTTCTTCTTTTGGATTCATATAGTAATCAAGTTTCTCAACTTCACCTATTCTTGTTAAAACATCAGCATATTGATTCATAGTTAATTTTTGTTCGTATAAAACAACTTGTCCATCTTTTACAAGTTTCTTAACTAATTGAGCTAACTCTTCATCTGTATAATCTAATATCTGTTTCATTTTTCTAAAAGAGGAGTAATACAAATTCTAGCATTATCATTCCATCTCATACGCCTTCTTTCTAAATAATAAGGGTCTCTTGTTGTTGCTAAGAAAAAACAATCTGATGGTTTAAATCCATATTCATTACAAATTTTAATTTGCTTTTCTCTATTTCTTTTCCACATTTCATCAACTGTAAAATTATGCATTAATAAATTTATTGTTCTCACTCCATTATAATTCCAATTCTCTAATCTTTTTAATCTTGCTAATGTTGGATGTTCTTCTTTTGTATATACTAAACCAAGTCTTTGTCCAATCACACCAAACCCTTTAGAAAAACTAAAAAAGACTTGTTCAGTATTTTTTGGTATATCAATTTTTTGAATATTAGTTGAACCAATATATGTACAATCTAATATTACTGGTGCAACTATTTTTTGTTCTTTAAGATTAAAAAAGTTACCATCTGCTGATGATGGTATAGAAATGAAAACAGGTTTATTAGGGTCTATAATTGATGGTATTGCTGAACGACCATCATCACCCATATATTGACCTGGTACATCACAACAAACATCTCCCCAAGGTCCTATTGCGTCAGGATATTCATATTCACCATAACATAGTTTTTGCCATTCTCTTTGTTCTATTATTTTCCAATGATGAATGGCGTCTGTTGTGCCATTAACAAAATAACAATATGGAAATTCTGATAAGTCTATAATTTCACCCACCCATTTTCTATGGGTTTGTTCAACTAAATCTAAATCTTTAGTTGCTTGTCCATCGCCTCTACGATAGTAAGTATCCGATACCAATTGTTCATCAAGAAGACGCCTAACATCTTCTGACATAGGTACGTCTACCCAGCGATTATCTCTTAATGATTGTTTTATTTTTTCCATAATCTAAAAATAATTTTTCTGCTATCCAACCACCTATATCCCACTTATGTAATCTAACTCTTTTCATATTTGTGTGGTGGTTTCTATGATAACCTTCACCTGCAATAAAGAAGTTTAACCAAGGAACGTTAGCTCCATTTGGTGTTCTATGTCCAACTGTATTTAAAAGTCCAAAACCAATTTTTGCAAAGATAAATGGTACGACACAAAATGCCAACCAAAAGTATGGACTAATTAAATAACTAACTACATTAACTCCAATTAATATTTTCAACCAATGTTTATGACAAAATACTAATCTAGGATTTTTATATAAATCTCTAGCATATCTTGTTGGTATATTATTAATGTTCCAAGTAGTCAGTAATACTTTCCAAAATCCCACGTGTTTAACTGCGTGTGGGTCTCCTGGTCCATCTGAAAACTTATGGTGCATTCGGTGACTTGCAATCCAACCTATTGGTGTTCTAATACAAGCAATCATCAACATTGCTAAACCAATTGTTTCAAACCATACTGGTACTTTAAATTGATTGTGGCAATAATGTCTATGTAATAATAGACTAGCTCCCCAATGAGATATAATTTGCGACCATAAAATGCCTAGTAAGATAGCAATTGTTAATTCCATTATTCATCCTCTACCAGGTTCCAAGATATTCCATTTTCATCACAATAAGTTTCCAACTTATTTAAATTACTTGTACAAGCACTTTCAGCTGTAAACTCATCATAGGATGCTCTATCTTTAAAAATTGTAGTGTACGTTTCTGTTAAACCATCTACTACTTTAACAGGTTTTTGTGTAATTTTACCTGCGTCAAAATATGTATCAATTAAAGTTAATATATCACTAGTCCAAAAATCAATATTTGTTTCAGCGTTAGGTTTTGTATATACGTTTTTAAATGTGTAACTCATACTACTATTTATGACGCTTTTAAATTGTCGCCTATAATTTTATATACTTCCTCGTTTGCTTTAACATTTAACACTAGCATATAACTACCTTCAAAGGAAAACAGACTATGTGCTTTATTTGTATTCAAAAAATACGCTCTTCCGTGTTCAAAATGTAAAGGTTTATCTTCATATATAAAATATAAGTCTGGTGGATTACATCCTTTTAAAGGTATTAGTATTCTCAAACTATTTTGTTGTTCAATATATACAGGCAAATCTCTATGTGGTGGAAAATAACCACCTCTATCTAAAAATAGAATATGAGACCTACCTAAATGTTTAATAAAAGGTTTTACTATCTTTTGTATTTCTTCACTTTTATAATAAACATCTGTTAGTTTATTAAAACTTAACTCATCATATTCAGTTTTATTTTCTGCGTTATGTTCTTTTATGGACTCCAAATCAATACCATTTATAGAACCATCTAAACTAGTTACGCTTAGACCATATCTTTTTATATCTGGTTTTCTTGGATTGTAATGAGCATATTTAAAATCTTTAATCTCATTAAATAACTTATTGACATCACACTTTAATTTTAAAGGTATCATATCACCAAAAGATAATAAACTATTATAACTCATATTTTTTCCTATCTATAAAATAAGGTGACCACCAACCAGTCCAACCTTCCTCCATTATGTGATGTAATTGACCAAGTGTACACATACTATAATTTAAATCTGGTCTTTCCATATTAAATTTAGGACAAATTTTATTGTATGTTTTATATTTTATTTCTTTATAATAAAACTCATCACTACCTTTATTATATTTCTTTAAATAGTATTCATCATTTGACTTAAACTTTTTCCATATATGAGATACATCACCTGTCCAAGACACAACAGAAGAATTTAATGGTGTATGTGCTGGTTCTCTCCACCAAGTATCATCTAACAATGTAAAATCCTTTCTTATTATTTGTGTGCCTAGTTTATCATAGATAATCACATCTAAATCAAAGTATAAGTTTTCTCCATCTCTATAGATATCATACATTTGAAGTTTGTTATACCAGTTGCCATACAAGTCAGAAGATACAACAACAAACTCATCATACTTTAGACCTGAATAAGTGTCTATCATATGTTTCAAATTTCTAACGTGCCAGTTAGTAAACTTATCTCCAAATCTACAACAAATAATTCTCATATAACTTTCTTTCGTTTTCAACATTTCTCTCTAAATCTACATTACAATATTTTTTACATTGTTTAGGTAAATCTTCATTTGGATTATTTTGTAATACATTTATAAATTCTTTCCACTCATCTTTATTTAAAATTTCTTCAATAGATTCATTATTATCTATGTGTAGATTATCTTTGAATAAATTTTTTAAATGTTTATCTTCCCAACTAATATTTACCCAACAACAAGGTAATATATGTCCTGTAACTGAATAAGACAAATCTCTATTAGTCAAAAGACATTTTGGTTTTAATGTATTTTTTTTATTTTTTATATCTTCAACTTTACTCATAGGTCTTGGAGTCCATTCTCCGCTAGAATAATCTATTGAAGCATACAAGTTATTAGGATTTTCTCCATCAGTTTCTTTATTACTATTTTTCCAACCTATTAATCCTTCAAAACCTTCTTCTTTTACTTCAACATTAGAAATATCTTTTGATACAGGTCTTTTTGATGTTATTAACATAAACCTTAATTTATGTTTTTTAGCAATCTCTTTTGCTTCTTCAATATTATCTTTATTATAATCAAATACAATGTACTGCCATTCAGGATTTAAACCTAAATATTTGTTTAATAACATCATATCAAATAAAAATTCACCATCTTGGTTCTTTCTATACTTATGACTATCTTTAGGCAATCCATCTATACCAAAAATCCAATTAGCATTTGTATTTGCTAGAAATGCCTCTTGCCACCAACTTTCAGGTTTATGTGTAGCGGCAGTATGTACTTCAGTTTTAATTTTTTCTTCTTTGCATATTTTTAATATGTCAATAAAATGTACATTGAAAATAGGATCAGAAAATGTTCCACAAAAAGAAACTCTTTTAAAATATTTTATTATTTTTTTAAATTGTTCTGGTGTTAAATCTTTACCAGGTATTCTTCTATTTTGTTCAGCAAATCTTTGTCTAGCACAAGCAGAGCATTGTAATGTACATTTAGGACCTGCGTCTATATTAAGAGTTCTTTCATTAAAAGGAATCATTTTATTTTAATTTTCATATAGTTTATCAATTTTAGGTGTTGTGGCTTTTCTTACCAAATCACCTTCTTTTATTTCTGTAATTTCAATACCACGTTCTCTATGTGAGTTAATTTTAAAATCAGCTCTTGTAGGTATTGTATGAATATTACCATATGGGTCTTTTATTTTTTTACCACCATCTGTTTTAATATTTACTATCTTACATTTTCTCATTTTTAATTTTTTTCTTGGATGTAATTTCTGACCAGTTGTTGTAAGTTTACTACCATTAGCGGCACCAATCATTATTTCAACTTCATCTGATTCCCAACGAGGTCTATCTTTTTGAGGATACCCCACACCTAATCCATAACATATTTGTTTTTTACCTGCTTTAACATCTTCAAGTATTCCTAATTTCTTTTCCCAATAATCATCACCATTTAAATCATTATGACTTTTATTTGCACCTGTATGAAATCCCATTTTAACTGCCGCTCTCATAGTTAAACCCAATGATATACCAATACTACAATAAGCATTTTGCCATCTATTCTTGTCTGTATTAGATTTTAAAGTACCATCAGCATTAGCATTCAATTGTGAATTAGGTTCTTTCGCAACCCAAACAATATAAAGACTTGCGTTTGATTGTGAGTTTCTCCAAGTTGCTGGTGGTTTTCTGCTTTGAGTATAACCCCAAGTATATCTGGATAATTCTTGTATTAATTTTCTATCTGCTGTCCAG